TCCATATCTTTCTATTTCTTGTTTCATTTTTTAGTCACCTTTTCAGTCTTAACTGAATGGTATTTACCCGTTACGATAAAATATGATACCATAACACAAAAAAAGAATATTAATGCTTTAATCATCCATCCTGCTTGTATTTCAGTTAACATTTTAATTATCTTTCTTAGTGGAGAACGAAGCTAAATGTTCTTCAACATCTTTTAGTAAAATATCTCTTGCAACAACCAGTTCTGCTCTAACCAATTTCCATATTAATTTGTGTTCTGGCATTTCATGGATATATTCACTATAGTCTTCAATTAATCCTTTTAGGTAATCATCAATATGTTTCATTCTTTCACCTTCTGATTTGCTGACAAGAACGATTCTTTTAACTTATCAAACACATTATAATCAATATTTAAACAAAATTCAAGTGGTTCTGAATTACAACAACTTGTTAATGATTCTTCTTTAATGGCATCAAACACTTCTTCCATTGCTTCCTTTCTTAACCTCATTCTTAACCAAGGTGGTGTGTTAGCAATTTCTAATAATTGTATATGTTCTGGTGGTTTATGATATTCTGCTTTAGTCATTGTTTTCCTCCTTTGGCAATTTAATTATCCATCTCCATTGCCAGAGCCATTGCCAGAGCCATTGCCAGTGCCAGAGCCATCGCCATCGCCAAAGCCAGAGCCATCGCCATCGCCAAAGCCATAGCCAGAGCCATCGCCAAAGCCAGAGCCATCGCCAAAGCCATAGCCATCACCAAAGCCATAGCCAGAGCCATCGCCAAAGCCAGAGCCAGAGCCATCGCCAAAGCCAGAGCCAGAGCCAAAGCCAGAGCCAGAGCCATTGCCAAAGCCATAGCCAGAGCCATCGCTTTTACTCATTTTTTGTCCACTCCTCTACTTTTTTGATACTATCTTCTGCTTCTTTTGTACAAGGTATTACTTCAATGATTCTGTTCAATTCAATTTCTGGTACTTCACAGGGAAATTTACATTTGTTAGGTTTGGCTACTCCTTTCATCGCCAATTCAGATAAACTTGCAGCTCCGTCCCAGTACCACAATCTTCTTGTGTTTTTCATAATTCCTTCTTGTTTATTTTTACTTACAAGAGTTCCTGCAAATACTCCAGCAGAGTATGTTCTAACAATTACATACTTTCCGATGAATTTACTTTTTGCTGATTGTTGTAAGCATACTTCTTTTCCAAATAAGGAAGACAATTCTTCGTATGCTGTTTTGTGTTCTTCAAGTTTCTTTTTTGCTTCACCTATTGTTAATTTATTTATTTCCATTTTTATTTTACCTCTTTGTCAATATGCGCAGTTGATTTTAGCTTTAAATCAGGTGATGTTGAACTAGCAGTGTCATTATGAGTGGTAGATGAATTATGTGTATATTTTATTCCACAATCCTCAAAGAATTGTTGTTTGTTAAATGGTTCTCTTTCTCCATGCCAACCACAACAACCTATTTTCCAAGAGTTTCCACACCATTGGCACTTACTATCTTCTTCCTTAAAGTATTTAGCTAATACTCCAATTAAAAAGGGATGTATAGCTTTACCCATAGATTTAGTTTTGTAGGAGTGTCTTTCTATAATCTCAGCTATTTTGCTGTAGTTTTCTTGGTTCATTCCTTCGCCTCCTCTGGAGATTGTGCTAATTCTGGATTCTCATAGATGTTGCCAATAACTTCAAAATAACCACAATTCTCCATTTCCCAATCATCAATCCATTCTTCTTCTGTTAAGACATCGAAATAATACATTGCTGGATTATCATCCCAATCAATTCTTGCTCTTGCGGTGGATTTCTTCCCTTCATATTCGTAAGTTCTTTCAACAATATCCCCATCATAAATCTCTTTACCATTCTTGTCTTTAAGACCAGTGAATTGCATGATTTCAAAATCAGAGGAATTTAATATTGCCAATCGTTCATATTTATCTAAAGTATTGTCCTCCTCATCTCCTCTAAAACAGTTATGTTCTTTATCCCAAGCTCTAAATTTAATCTCTCTCATTTTTCATTCACCTTATGTAGTTTATACAACTCTCACCCAGCCAACCAAACGGGTAGGGCATACCAGTGTATCCGATGGTAACTTTGAGAGTTTGGTTGTTTTAACTGCCTGTATCGTATGTCAAAACTAAGACAAGTGCTGTTTAGTGGTTCGCTTTTTTGATTTTGTGCGAATCTTATCCCATGATTGGGTTAACTCCTATGACTAAATCTCCACAGCTACCCAAAAAATGTTTCTTATATTTTAATTCAACTCTTTGCTTGCTTTGTATGTACCATTTCATTATTTCTTTAATTGGACTATCTTCTTCCAAACAATATTGATCAGTTTGACTACTTTCATATTCAGCCCTAATCCAAACACTATCAAAAAATATTCCTTCTTCAACAGTTGTCATGACACCATATGTGCTTCCTTCTCCATACTTAAATAATGGGAATGGTTGTACTAACAAAAATAGTAATGAAAATGTTACAATTGCTACCATTATTATACCTACTATTGCTAATAATTCAACATCAATAAATCCTTTTTTCTTCATTTTATTCCTCCTTCGCTTTCTTGATTTTATGCATCTCTCATCACCCTTAATTTTATTTTTAAATTCTTAATTTTTTTATAATGTGAATCAATATAATATTTCATTAATTCAATTTTATATTTTTTAACATGTTTCCAAAAACATTGTTCACTTACAGGAATCCAATCATTTGTATGGGGATTTTTTCTTGGACCAACCTTCATTTCTCTTAAATTACATCTAACACAAATTCGTAAATCAGCACCAAACCATTCATATTTATGTATAAAACACATTTTATTTACATCTCCATTTTATTGAGTGTTTATGCATAATAATTAATTGTCATCTTTACACTCACAAATCTTTAAGCCAAACTTAAATTCTCGAGCATGGCGAACTCCACCACATTTAGTACATATGGCAGCTAATGAACCATTGCAGTAAGCACACCGTTTAGTATTAGTGGTGGCAGTCCGGTGACAATCTTGACAACTAATTAACATTATAGTCACCTCTCTCTTTACAATCATTAATTTCATTTTCACATTTTACATGCATACCACAAAAATTATCATATACATATTGATCTGTGACCTCTTTACCACAAAGTTTGCAAATGTTCATTGTAACACCTCTATTTTTTTGTTATTACCTAAAGTTGCCGCAGTTCTTATTTTCATTTCTTTTCTTAATTCTATCAAAATTCTATTCTCAAATTGAAGAGATATTGGTTTTTCCATCAAACAATGTTTAATTGTTGAATCAACAGAATAACAAAGGTCCTTAGCTGCTCTAAGTTCTGCTGCATATTTCTTAACAAGGTTTTTGACAGTGGTATCAGTTGCTTCTCTAATTATTGTTGGCAAATTGTTATTAATACAACTTCTTATTTTATAATCAACATCATTAAATACATCATTATTAACTATTTGAACTTGAATTTCCCTTGTAATTAGTTGTATGATTTTTGAATTAAATGAAGTAATAAAATTGGGATGATTTAAAACAGAATCAATATGTTTAAACATAGTCTGTTGTATTTGTTCCTGTTCTTCATCAATTAAATTTACTCTTTTTATTAGCTTAAATAAAGCATTGTTTAGGTATCCAATTGTTATTGGAGTTTCTTTTTGATGTTCATTTTCTTTTTTTAATGTACTTCTTTTATGTTTATTTTTACTTATAAAAATATCATCAATATCCTCATACAATTTTGTCATTTTATTGCCTCACACTCTCTTCATAAGCTTCCACCCATTATTCATAATTATTAGTTGGGACACAAAATCTCATCCCTACCTTATTCACATAATTTGTTTGTTTCATTTTTCTAGACCTCCTTGACACCAGTTAAGGTGATAATGGTGTATAAGTATAACTTACATATAAATGTTTCGTTTTTGTGTGACTACTAGGCAGTATATAGCCAGAAAGGAAACATTTATATATTGGGTCCATTTATAGATAATTAAAGTTTTTGGAGGTTCACAAATGGAATATGAAATGTTTTATGATGAAATTAAAGACACCGGAGAAGTTCTTAGAATCACAATCCCTCACAGATTAGCTAAGTTTGCTGGAATGAAAAAGGGAGATCTGGTTAAAGTAATGATAAAGAAGGTGAAGAATGATGGCAGGGAGTAGAATTTTAGCAACGGACGCAGTAACAATTCAGGAAGTCAGGAGAATATATTGGGAGAAGAAAAATGAAGAAAAAGAGTAGGAAGTCAATATGAATACTGGTGATAATGTTTTACTTAAAAATGGAGTTAATACTTCAGGATTATTAAAATTATACAAAATTTTCAAAAAATATATGAAATATCCATCATTTAATGCAATGATGGATGGGAAAAGTAAATATTCTGAATTACAATTTGAAACAATACAAGGATTCCTTACTGGAAGCATGGAACCAGCACAAATTGTTACCGATATTAAAAATTGTTTAGAATTTCTAAAAGGAGAAGGATTTGATGAATATTGTTGGGAGAATTTTGAAAAGTATGCAATTATGAATTTAAGAGAACAAAGGCAAGAAAAAGAAGTCAAACAAAAAAATGATAAGGAAGATGTGGTTTATACAAGTCTTCATATTGATGATAAATATATTTATGAACAAGGTTTCAACAATGGATTTAGTTATTTTATTAAATATGATAGAAATGGTGGTGAATGGGAACAAGTTAAAGATTTTGAAGTAGGGGGAATAATCCACCGGCCACATTATGGACAAGAATTACATAAAAGTGTTGTTCACCTTCCAAAAGAACCAGGAGAGTATGGAACTTATGAAGATTTAGAAAAAGATATCAAGAAACACATTAACAAATATTTGGATGTATCAGAAGATTATGAACAATTAGCATTTTATAACATTCTTCAAAGTTGGGTTTATCAAAGGTTCAACACATTAAATTATATTAGAGCTTTAGGAGACACAGGAACAGGAAAAAGTAGATTTTTAGACACAATTGGATTATTACATTACAAACCAATGGTGGTTGCAGGAGCATTAACGCCAGCAGTAATATTTAGGTTAATTGACAAATGGAAAGGAACGCTCATTATTGATGAAGGGGATCAGGATAAAAGTGAAGAAACTAACACATTCATCAAAATTATGAATTGTGGGTATGAAAGAGGGAGGGCAGTAGGAAGATGTGATAAAAATGACCCAAACCAAATTGATTTCTTTGAAGTATTTTGCCCTAAAGTTATCACAACAAGAAGAAGATTTGAAGATAAAGCAACTGAAGCAAGGTGCATGACAACAATTATGACTCAAACGCACAGAACAGACATACCAGACACATTACTTGATGAATTTTATGAAGAAACAAGAATATTAAGGAACAAATTACTTCTATGGAGATTAAGAAACTATCATAAAATTGATCCAAAAGCAGGAATGAAAATTGATTTGAGTGAATTTGAACCAAGGTTAAGACAAGTTAATAGATCATTTGTTAGTTTATTTGCTGATAGAAAAGAAGAAATTGAAAAATTTAAAGAAAATTTAAGACATTATCAAGAATCATTAATTGAAGAAAGAGCATCATCATTCGATGGAATTATCATTAATGTACTGGCTGAAATGGTAGCTAATGGATGGGAGTCACCAAGTCCTGGTGACATAAAGGAACAATTAGATCAGAAGAATATACACTTCCAATACCCAGTAACATCACATAAAATAGCAAAGTTACTAAGGGGTATGGGACTTGATTTTCACCGAATGAAAATATCAGGAAGGACAAAAGTAGCACTTCTAATGAAAAAGGATATAATGGAAAATATATTTTCTAGATATATCTTTGAAGAAGAGGTTTTAGAAAATTTAAGCTCAAAAGGTTACTCGGTTACTAAAGTTACTGGATTACTGGGGAGAGTAAAGATAATGGAAAAAAGTAATATTATTGAAAAAAGCGATGAAATAAGTTTTGTTGAAGATTTTCAGAAAAAACCGCTAGGTCCCAGTAACTCCAGTAACTCCAGTAACCCAGTAACCCAGAAAAATATTGCAATTACTGAAGAAATTGTTGTTGATTATTTGATGAAAAAAGGATCTGTCAAAATTGAGATTATGAAAAAAGAACTAAACCTAAGTGACAGATTGATTGATAAAATGAAAGCTAGAGGATGGTTCATGGAAAACCCTGCAGGAGTTGCAAGGAAATTATAGAAGGTGGTAAAAAATGAAAAGTAAAGAAGAAATGTTGAGTAATTATTATATTATGGGTTCTCCTAAAGAGGATCTCATTGAAGTATTAGTTGATATAAGGGATATACTGATTAAAATTGCTAAAAAATAAAATAAGTTACAAAGCGATGATATCAAACCACACGCTTGATGAATTTGATAGTTATGACAGGACCAAAGAGTCAAGTCAAGACGGAGGTGTCGAAATGACACAAACAGAAATCATTAGTTGGGATGAAGCATTAACTTCAAGTGCGTATGTGAAGTTAGAAAGTGAGAAGCGGAAGGTATTAGTGGCAAAAAATCCATTACTTGAGCGGAAAGAGAAATTTGGAGAAATGACAAATTGCTTAACATTGGATGTCATTGAAGAAGATGAAGTTGAAGTTGAGAAGAAGTGGGAAGTTAGTAGTAAGAGATTATTGAAGAAGTTAAGACCATTCTTTGAAAATGTTGCTGCTGATGCTGAAGTTAGGTTTAGCGTAAAGCGATTAGGTGATCGATTCGATACATCTTACGACGTTGAACAACTTTAACCATTGTTTTTTGGGCCTTAGTGCCCTTATTTTATATTAATGGTGTTAGGTGGTGAAGATGAAAATAGTTGTTGATACAAGGGAGAAAAGAGCTCTGTGGAAGAGTGGAGTTGTTGTGAAGAAGTTAGATGTTGGTGATTACTCATTGTTGGGGAAGGAACATCTCATTGCAATTGAACGTAAATCGATGGGGGATCTATATCAAACGTTAGGGCAAGGTCATAAACGATTCAAGAAAGAGTTAGAACGAGCACTTCAATTAGAATATTTTGCAATTGTTGTTGAAGATTTGTTTGATTCATGCAAATTTAAACATTTTCGTGGATCAGAGTATTCAAAGATGAGTGGGGGGTTGGTAACAAAGATATTGTTTACCATCAACATGAAGTATAACATTCCCATCTTCTTTTGTAACGGGCGGATGGAAGCTAAGCTAGTTATCGAAGAGTTATTTGAAGCGTATTTGAGAACAAAAGGGGGAAAATAACATGGCATCATACTACACATTTAAACCAATAGGTAATTTAAAATATAAGAAAATCTGTATAAAATGTCTTAAACAATTTGTTACAGATTCCACAAATAAGATTGTTTGTAAGAAATGTACACCAAAAAAGAAAGATTAATCATCACTCAATAATTAACAATAACCATTAAATAAACTATATAGTTTATAAATAATATGAAAATGCAAAAGTCTGTTTTTGCAATTGATAAGGAGTTAAGAAAATTGAGGAAAGATGATTATGTTTCTTTCTTGCAAGAGTATCAAAGGCGATTAGCAATAGTATTGGATAAAGGGTTAGATAAAGATGCAGATAATTAAAAATTTCCCATTTATGAAATTTAATCGTGGGTTTAGATCCAAATTAAGGGATGGATGGATATGGTATAATTTTTATTATGGTACTGGATTAGGTTGGTATGATAAAGTTAAACAACCAGCTATGGTTCTTACTGCATTAGGTGCAATTACCTATTTTAAACTTCTTCCTCAATGGGTATTATATTTTTTCGTACCTTTATGGTTTGTTGGTTGGTTTTCAGTTGGATTATTTGAATTTAAAGTATTGAAGATACCACAAAGGAATGCTATTATTAGTGGGAGTAGGATTAGTCCTTGGGAAAAGCAAAACAGGAATTTACTTAATGAAACCAGAAAGGAGGTCAAATGGATCAAAAAGAAACTAAGCGAAATTTAGTTATGTTATGTATTTTAATGTTGCTTGTTGGTGGTGGGCTCGTTTGGATATATTATGTTTTTATGGATGTTTCTTCTATTGATGTTGATTGTTTGATTGATTATGCTGAAGATGAGAATTTTACAGCAATACCTTATGCTGAGTATGTTATTCATAGTGATTTAGATTATGTGCGTGATTTATATTTCCAGAAGTATCCCAAATCGAGAATGTTAGTCAGGATGGCAATTATAACTTTGTTTAAGAGGTGTGAGAAATGATAGGAGATGTATTTTTTTATTGTTACTTGGCTGTGGCTTTAACAATTATTATTAGTGTTATTAAAGATTATTTTGGAGACAAATGCACAAAATGACACCACTCAAAACTTGTATTCAAGTTACAAAGTTGTTAATAGCTGCATATGCCATCCATTTACTCTGGTTGATAAAGGAGGCAGTGATATGACTGAGAAGAAACCATTCATGAAAGAAGTTCAAGGTAAAGCAGATGCTGCTGAATCATTCCTATTAACTATTGGAAATAAAAAATCAAGGGGTACATTCATTTTACCAATAATCAATTTTGCAACTGAAGAGAATTCAAAAGAAGCATTTATAATATTTCATCAGGATTTTAATATGATTAAGGAAAAACTTAATACTATCAAGGAACCGTTTGATTTAGTATGTGATTATACTGATGATCCAACTGCAAATTATGCAGGGTCAGTGGTATCCCTCGGTTATCCATTAATTCGTATTGATTCCAAAAATCTAAAAATAGTTACCATGCATCCATTAGTTCTTAAAACAACACCAGATAAGTTGAATGTTCATATCAATCGTGAACAGAGAGAATCTTTAATTGAAATGCCAGTCATGGAAACTTTCCCTGGTAATTTTCAAATAAGTAAAGGTGCCGTTATCAGAAGGTATTATGTTATTCCTCATGGCTTTATGAAACCATTATATGTTATTTCTTGTATTATTGGTGAGAAGAAATATACCAGTGTTGAAATGATTGACATGACTTCCTTCTGGACAAAACCTCAAGTAATTTATTGTAAAGAACATCGAAGTGCACAAGTAACAACTAACAATTATCAGAAATTAATCAAGAGGTGGACAACATCGCACACATAATAATAGCAGTTGATGCGGACAAAACTCAACAAGCTAATTTAGTTAAAGCAGTTAATGCTCGAAAATATCATTTTGAAGGTGCAAGGAAAGGATATAACCGACCGCACATGAGTGAAATTAAATTTTATAATATCAGATGTAAGAAAGAAGTGGTTCCTTATTTGTTACAGGATCTCGGTCCTCACAATCTCATGCCTGAAGTAAAAGTTAAATTGATGGATGTTATCAAAGGACCAAGAGATAAGGTTAAACCTGATGCATTTTTCTCAGGTAGAATTGCATTAGTTACAAAATACATTTTGCAAAAGTTAGGTAGATTTGTCAGAATTCATCCTGCAACTGCATCTAATGCGAAAGATCGTAAACGCAAACCTTTCGTTCGTGGGTGGATATATACATACTTCTTTGGTAAGATAAAAGATATTGATCGAGGCATGGGAGAAGAACTTGTTCTTCTTGTACCCCTAGGTATTGCATTTATATTCAAATTAGTTTCACGACATTTATATTTATTTGGTTCATAACCCATACCCATGGTATTAATAAAATGTAAATTATGTGAAAAATGTCATATGGAAACACACAGAAAACACACCTATCAATAGTGGTAGAAAGAGGATAAAGAATAATGGGACAATCAGACGCAATGAACTTTTTTAAAAAGAATGCAGATAGTTTTTTTCCAGCTGAAGATGTAGCACAGATATTGGGAATTAACATTCAATCCGCATTAGCAATATTAAAGAAATTGAGAGAATCAAAAGATTTGGATTATAAAGAAATTAAGTTACCAAATCAAGGTGCAATCAAGAAATTATATTGTTACAGGATAAAAGATGATTATATTGAAGAAATTAAACATGAGTATAAATATTTAAGAAATCAACGTGAATGGCGAGAGTGGAGAGCCGAGCAAGTATTGGCAATCATTCAATTGAGAGAAATGAAGATATTGAATAAGCGAGTTGAACATTTAGAAAATTTAGGAGAGGCGAAGAAATGACATTAACAAAAGTTGATATATTTGCACATAAAATTTACTTGGAATGTGTTGAGAATAATTTCAGTATAAAAGAAGTATATACTATTTGTGACAAAGTTAACTTAAAATGTTTTAATAGCACATTTACTGAAATTAAATTGGAGGATAAGGAAGATGAAAGTTGATATGGGTTTTGAAGTTAAGAAAATAAATGATGACATTGTGTTTAAACAAATCATCACCAAGACGATTCCAGTAGAGGAATCATTTCAAGAATTAAATACACTTGAAAGAGAAGTTTTACAATTACAAGGTAAATTTTTACAACTTGAAAAAGCTATCAAGGAAAAGAAAATGCAAGAAGAAAGTGACATGTTAGCTAAGCAAATGAGAAAGTTGAAACAAGCGAGAGTTGAATGGACAAAATTAATTCAACCACAATATGATAAGTTGGAGAAGGATATTAAGTTCCATGTTAAAGCAGATAAGGCAACTACTGGTTGGCATAGAATCACTGATGGTGATGTAGCTATTGTTAAGATGAATCAAATCATGGCCCCATTGTGTGAGAAGTATAATTTAGATATGACTCATCCACTAATCATGAAAGTTAAAAGGGATTTTGAAAAGATATGAGGTTGATAAAATGAAAACGCAAATATGTAAATGTGGAGAACCAATGCATCATTCAAAATCATTCAGTACCCGTTGGATCTGTCTGACTTGTAGCATTTATTACGAGACTGACACGAAAGAATACACAAGATTAAATGCTTGATGTTATACTTAAGAAGATGTAAAAGATGTAGTGAGATATTCAAAGGTGAAACCAGATACACAAGAATTTGTAGGAAATGTAACAGAGGTAGACAATGGGTGAATTCCCTAACAAATCCACACAATTTAAGACCGGAGATATCCGGACAAAAGAATTTGCTAAAAAAGCAGGGCTAGTAAAATCTGAGAAAAAACGTATTGCTGGTCTTAAAAGATTTGCAAAACAATATGATATTACTCCTAATGTTGCGGGTAGATTTTATCAAATAATTAGTGATCCTGATTTTAGTATGTTTGAATGGTATAAAGATATTGAGTTGTTTGAGAGGTGTTCAAAACTTGAACCAAAGATCCTACCTATCTTAATTGATAAAAGGAGGGATTTTCATAAAACTGTTCATGGGGATAAATCAAGTAATCAAATTAACATTGCGGCTAAAGATTCAAACATTATGGTTAATATAATAGTGCCTAATAAAGATGGAAATAAATTGGAAACCAAGTCATAAACAATATTTAGCATATGAATATTTAAATGATAAGACTACCACTGAATTATTTTATGGTGGTGGTGCTGGTGGGGGTAAATCTTATCTTGGTTGTTGTTGGTTAATCATATCCTGTTTAAAATATCCTGGCTCTCGTTGGTTAATGGGGAGGGCTATATTAAAATCATTACGAGAATCAACATTATTAACTTTCTTCATGGTATGTAGTCAGTGGGGATTGAAGAAGAATGTACATTACAAGTATAATGCTTCTGATAATGTAATTACCTTTCTTGAAAATGGGTCTGAGATATATTTGAAAGATTTGTTTTTATATCCTTCTGATCCTGAGTTTGATACATTAGGTTCAACTGAATTTACTGGAGGATTTATTGATGAATGTTCACAAGTTACATTAAAAGCTAAAAATATATTATCATCACGGCTTAGATATAAGTTAGAGGAGTTTGGGGTTATACCTAAATTGTTAATGACCAGTAACCCAAGTAAGAACTTTCTTTATTATGATTTCTATAAGCCAGACAAAGAAGGAACAATATTACCTTATCGTAAGTTCATCCCTGCATTAGTTCAGGATAACCCATTCATATCACCACATTACATTGAGAACTTAAAGAAGTTAGATAAGGTTAGTAAAGAGAGGTTATTGTATGGGAACTTTGAATATGATGATGATCCAGCAAGGTTAATGGAGTATGATAATATCCTTGACCTGTTCACTAATGCTGAAGTTAAATCAGATAAGAAATACTTAACTGTTGATGTTGCACGGAGTGGTAAAGATAAAACTACTTTTTTCTATTGGAAAGGATTACATCTTTATTGTATTGATTATTTCAATAAGAATACCACTAAGGAAGTTAGAGAGAAAATAGAAAGAGATTGTACAATCGAACATATACCTCGAAGTCATGTAATAGCAGATGAGGATGGTGTTGGTGGTGGTGTTGTTGATGAAACTCAAGGTATCAAAGGCTTCGTTAATAATTCAAGGGCCATTGAAAAGAAAAGGTTTCAACAAGCCTCTACAAAGAAAGATTATTTAGGGTATGTTCCAATGAATTATAGAAACCTGAAATCACAATGTTACTTTAAGTTAGCTGATTACATAAATATGCATAAGATAAGTTGTTATAAAGATATTCCTGTTGAGATTAAAGAACAATTGATTGAAGAGTTGGAGCAAGTTAAACGTAAGAATATTGATCAAGATACTAAGTTGGAAGTAGAACCAAAAGAAAAAGTTAAAGAGTTATTAGGGCGTAGTCCAGACTTTTCTGATGCAATGATGATGAGAATGTATTTTGAAATAAATGATAATAAAGCAGGTTGGTTCGCTGGTTAGGTGGAAGAATAATGACAATAAACAAAGATGATGAAACGTTGGAACATTTACTTAGACTTGCCGATAATACTGCATCTGGAGTAATATTTCCTTTAATGGTAGAATATGCACTTATGCGTAATAGAGGGATAAGAACCGAAGATACAATGGCATATATGGAACAAAGATATGCTGGACCAGGAGTGTTGTATCCCAACATAAAATAATATTATTTAAATACCTTAATAGTCATTTACATATTAAACATCTATCACCTTACCCCTCTTTGCTTGACTTCTCGGTCATTTAAAGAGGTTAATATTCATGGGAATCCTCGAACTGTACAAGAACGCAAGAAAGTATCTAGCTAAAGATAGTGGGCTATTTATGAGTAATGGGAAGGCTAATACTAATAGAGCTCCATTGTTACCAAACTGGTTCTGGCAAACGGCATTAGGATCACCGAGAGGTATCAATGTAATTGAACTTAGACAATTCGCTAAATCTAATTGGTATCAGATGGTTAAGAGAACTATCAAGAATCAAATTATGTTAACTGATTGGGATATAGTTCTGACTAATGAAGATGAAAATACTGATGAAAAAGTTTATCAAGAAGATATTGAGAAGATAAAACAATTATTGAATTTCCCGAATAGGAATGGTATGACATTTGGTGAATTATGGGGAACTTACCTTGATGACCTTTTGGATCTTGATGCAGGAGTTATTTGGAAGGGGAGAAATGTTAGTGGTGAATTAACTGAATTATATTCTTATGATGGTGGAAGATTCTTATGGAAGATTGATCAACATGGAATTCTTGACCATTACTTACAATTTTCATTCTTATTTCCAACATCAGCCCCACTTCCATTCGATAAAGATGAATTGATATATGGGAAGATGGGTGTTAATAATGACATGTATCCTTATGGATGGTCACCTTTACAATCAATTCAACAAATCATTGAAATTATGATCCAGAGTGCAAGACAAAATAAAGAATTCTTTGAAAACAATTCTATCCCTGATGGGTTAGCTCAAGTTGATATGGATCAAGATGCATTGGATAGATTCAGAGCATATTGGCAACAACAAACTAAAGGGCAAGGGAGTAAGTTAGTTTTCACTAACGTTCCTGTTAATTTTGTACCAATGACTATGAGTAGGAAAGATATGCAATGGTTAGAAGGTGAGAAATGGTATTTCCATTTAATCTTTGGTGCATACGGATTAAGTCCTGCTGAAGTTGGATTCTATGATGATGTTAATCGAGCTAGTCAAGAAGGACAAGAAAGGACCACCGTTAAGAATGCAATAAGACCTTATTTAGTTCACATTGCAGATAAGATTAATAGAGAAATTATCCCTGAATTGATTGATCATAAAGAGTTAGAATTCAGATGGTTCCCTAAAGATGATCAAGCAGAGAAGTTAGAACATGAACAAACCATGGCTAAACTTAATGCTAACGTAATTACAATTAATGAAGTTCGAACCATGGAAGGTAAAGAACCTGTTGAATGGGGAGATCAACCAATGGCGATGGCAATGCAAGAGCGAGCAGCTGAAATGATGCCAGATAATGGTAACAAAGATAATTCTAAAGACAATCCTAAAGATAAGAAGAAAGAGGAGGAAAAAGAGGATGCGAAGAAACTATATCAAAAGCTCTTCACCTCTTTCGTGAAACGTGGGTAATTCTGATAGTGAATTAATGGCTAGTGACCAGAATCATGAGTCATATGCTGATGATGCAAAAGCAAGACGAGTATTAGAAGTTGATAGTGAAGGGAATGTAATTTCTAAAGCTGAAGTAGTAACAGAAGGAAGTCAAACTAAACAATTAATTCAAGATAATGCAAGTGAGGAGTTATTAACTAATATCCTCAAAGAATTAAAAAAAATGAATACACATCTAATGATATTAACGGATACCGTTATTCAAAATAGTGATGTGGGGGTACAATAAAATGTCAGATATGATTAAAGATGGAACTAACAGTTGGGTGTCTGTAAATGTTCAATTTAATGAAGCAGTTATTCTTAAAGCAGAAGATGATGATAAGATGACTTTAACTATTAATGATGAATTGAGTGGCTTACTCTATTTGAGAGTTGGTGCAGGTGCTAAAGTGGAGGATAGAACTTAATGTTAGAATTAAACTTTGATGTATTCTGGGATCATTTCCAGAAGCAGGACAGATTAAAAAATCAAGATAGACGTAAGTTGCATTACCTGGAAGATTCTAACAAGTTTACTCTTTACCTTAAATCCGCTAAATATTGGGAATATTTCACAACTATTACTATTGATAAAATAATGGAGTTTGGTGGACAGTATGAAGTTGATAGGGAACAAGCAGTTAAAGATTTCAAGAAAAGTTTCTTACATGGTGCAATGCCACTGAAAGTTAAAGAAGAAGTAGTTGATAATTTACCTCCTGTTGAGAAGAAGTTAGCACCAATAACTGCAGAGGAAGTAAAACCATATGCTGATTTCTTAGAGGGTGAGTTTAAGAAGTGGGAGAAACAGATATTAAGTTTTGTTGATGTAACGTTATCAGATACACTTATTGAAAAGACATTTGGTGAATTTATGAGTAGATTGTTCAATGTAGTAAACACAGCTACTTTTAGAACTAAACTGACTGCAGCAATTAAATGCGTATTCATTGATGGGATTGAAGAAGCAGAGTTAGAGATTGATGTTGATATTGGTTTTGATGAGGATTTTAAGAATGATGTTGAAGTGGCAACGAGTAGACAATTAGATGGATTTTATATTAATGGTAAACCTTGGGCTGGTCTAAAAGGAGTAGCTGGTGATGTTCAGAAGGAAATTAGGGAATTAGTTGTTAAGGGAATTGAAACTAAATCATCTTCTAAAGAAATTAAAGATAATATTAAAGGAACAATGAGTAAATATATTGGAACTGACGTTACTGAAGGACGGGCAATGAAGATTGCAAGGACTGAATCAAATAGGTACAGAAACAGTGCCAAAGTTAAATCATATGAAAAGAGTGGTCTTATTGGGTTAAAACGGTGGGAATCGTTTGTTGATGATAGAACCTCTGATATTTGTAAAAGGTTAGATGGGCAGGAAGTTACATTGGATCAATCATTCTTAGATATTGATACTGGTAAGTCTTTTCCTCACCCTCCCTCACATCCATCGTGTCGCAGTACAGTATCTTTTGTACTAATGTAGTTCAATAATTTTTATATATAAGTTTGTTTTCTTTATAGTTATGACTTTTAAAAAAGGACAAATACCTTGGAATAAAGGAAAAACACATAGTGAAAAAACTAAAGAAAAATTAAGAAAATAAATTCTAAAACAATATTGTGATGGAACAAGAGATAAATTTGAGATAACTAAATCTGCCAATGAAGCAAAAAGGAATATTACATTAAAGAGATTTAATGAAGGGAAATCAAAAAGAATGATTGGGAAAAGAGGATATTGGTTAATTTATCTACCTAAGGTAGAGTGGTATTTAGAACATCATTATATATGGGAAAGGTACCATAAAAGAAAAGTACCTAAAGGTTTTAACATTCACCATAAAGATTTTAATCCATTAAATAATAATATTGACAATTTAGAATTAATGACAGCAAGTGAACATTTAAAATTACATTACACCAAAAGGAACATTGGTTCTGATGGTCGATTTCTACCTAACTAAATAAATATTATTTAAATACCTTAATGTGTATTAAAAGTGGTATGATAGGTAAAAAATACAAATATGGATATATGGAAAAGCACAAATCATTAAAGTCTTTTGTTTTGGAGGGATTAAAATGAAAACTGATAAAATGATAAGGTGTTGGATGCCAATTTCAAAAGGTCTCGATGGTGAATTTGTTGGTATTCTTTCTGATGATTCTATTGATAGAGACGGCGAGTTTATGACAAAAGAACTATTACAATCTTGGGCAATGAATAAAAATGTTCTACCAATGTTAGCTAATCATGAAAATAAGATTGAAAAGTTAGTTGGTGGATGGACAGATAAAAGGTTAATTTCAAAAGGTAAGAATAATGCATTAACTGCCAAACCATTTTTTCTTGAATCTAACCCATTGGGTAGACAAACTAAAGCTATGGTTGAAGAAGCATTATCAAAAGGACTTAATGTTGGTATTTCTATTGGTGCTATTCCTCATGAGACAGTTAAGAAGGAAATGGATGGGAAAGAACATTTAGGATATAAGTCAGCGGAAATAGTAGAAGCTACTATTGTACCTATACAATCAAATCGTAATGCTAGTTTCACTAGTCTTGCAAAAAGTTTTGATATAGAAGTAAATAAATTGGAGGGTTCCAAAATGAGTGAACAAATTACAAAAGAAATTCCTGAAGAAGTTCAACAAGAAGAAGCAGTTGCTGAAGTTGTTGAAGAAGTGAAGGAAGAAGTTAAAGAAGTAGTAGAAGAAGTTAACCCTGAAGTTAAAGTTGAAGCCGAACCAGTTGTTGAAGAGAAAGCAGAAGAAGTACCAGCTGTTGATCCTCAAGTAATTGTTGATGAGAATAAATCATTGAAAGAAGACGTTTTAAGATTAACTAAAGAATTAGCGGATATTAAAGGTAAGGCAGTTATGAAAGGAACTGTTGAAAGTAAAGCAGCTATTGAGAAAATGTATAACAAACCATTAGCAGAAGTATTAACTATTAAACAAATGCTTCAAGCTAATATAGGAGGAAATTAAGATGGGATTTGGAACAATGGGAATGAACGATTATGAATCATTCTATCATTTTGACAAAGTTTTTGGTAAAGCTGGAGTAAATCACGAAGAGTGTTATTATTCTGGTTTGCAAGGTAGTAAAAAAGAATGTGATGAGAAAATAGTAGAGATGAATAAAACTTGGAATCAAGTTCAAAAAGGTCCTTCTTTGGTCACAACTAGTGGTGGAACTTATACTGGTTATGGTATGATGCCTCCTTTCTTAGATCCAAGTATTGTTGATAAAACTATGCGGGAAACTCCTTTAGTAAAATTGTTACCTAGACGTGCAATTAGGGGAAGAAGTTATGTTTACAACATTATTACAGCAAAAGGTGGAGCAAGTTTCTTAGCAGACGACGCATCTTTAGCGGATCAAGTTGATACTCGAAGTACATCAACTGTACATATGAAATACTTATACGCGGTTGGAAGAGTAACTGGACCTGCACAAGTAAGTGGACAAGGATACCTTAACTTATTAACTGAAGATATTCGAGTTAAAACTGCAAGTATGAATGAAGCATTAGAGAATGAAATCATTAACGGAAACACATCAACAGATGCAAATGGTTTTCAAGGTTTAATTCAAACTATCTCAACTAACAGCAGTGCTAACGCTGGTGCAAGATTAACTTTAGAACAGTTTAGAACTGATACTAACACTTCATTCGAAGCTAATGGTTTAATTGACTTAGCTGTAACTGACGGGCAAACTCAACAATACATGAAAGGATTGTTACAAGACTTCCAAAGAAATGTTGAAAGACCAAGTGGCAGTATGGATTTCGGTATTCCTGACGCATTTATGTTTGATGGTATCTTGATCATTAAGGACAGATATATGCCAACAACTGCAGCATCTCGAAGAATATTATACTTAGATACAAGATATTTATTCTTAGCGGTACTTCAAGACATTACTTTTGAAGAGTTAGCAAAAACCAACGATAGTCAAAAATACATGCTAAAATGGTACGGAGCATTGGTTGTTACATTCGAATCAGCTATGGTGCAAAGGACTGGATTAGCTTAGGAGGAAAAACAAATGGCAGATCACACAAGTGGAACTGTTGTTGCTTCTCCATTAGGTGACTTTTGGTTAGGTACAATAGAATTAAGTAATGGACAAGATGCTGATAATGTAGGTATTCAAGCTATTATGGGTAGAAAGATTGGGGGAATTGCATTTGCAAATGCTAATTCAGGAACTTGCTCTTTCAGTACTACATCTGGAACCGTAACATTATCCGGAACAAGTAACTTTGTCTTTTTTCAAGCATTGAGTAAAGCACAATAAAAATATATTTTTTTATTTTTTATATTTTTTACAATTAAGAGGTAAATAAAAAATGGCAGATCACACAAGCGGAACAGTTGTAGCCTCTCCTTTAGGAGACTTTTGGTTGGGTTCAGTTGAAGTAACTGGAGCAGCAACAGGAGATAATATTGGTATTCAACATATCATGGGTAACAAAATCAATGGAATTACTTATGCTGTAGCAGGTTCAGGAACAGTAACTTTTAGTACTACATCTGGAACTGTAACGTTGGCAGAATCTAGTAACACTGTATTTTTTCAAGCAATAAGTGAAAATCAATAAAAATATTTTTATTTTTATTAACAAATAGGAGGAAAAAACCATGGCAAGTGGAACAGTAGAATATGTCGTTGAAACGATGAACACTAACAAGGAAGTTGTTAGATTAAACGTTGACGATGAGGATACATATACAAGTAGAAAATTTAATACTATTCAAGCAGCAGAAGTAACAGGGAATGCTGATTCAGATGCACACATTAACGTAACTTTTAGTGGAACAGTGGCAACTGTAAATTGGGCTTCAGTAGCAAAGAGTGATTGTACATTAGTCTTGTGGGGTGAATAGATGGCAGCGGCAACAGTATTAAGAGTCATTGAATCACCTGATCCAACAGAAGAAGTTGTAGTATTAACTGCATCTGATGGTGAAACGTACTTAACAAGAAAATATACAACCATTCAAGCAGCAAGTGTCAAATCTAATTATAATACTGATTCCCACATTAATGTTACATTTAGTGGGGCAACAGCAACAATTAATTGGAATGGACAAACTGATAAAATGTGTACATTAACTTTGTGGGGAAGATAAAATGGTAAAAGCAGAAAGTAAAGTTGTTCATGTAAAAACTGGTGGTAAAGGACATGATTGTGTCTGGCATACTTTTTACAGAGGGCAAGATATTCCTGAGAATTTAGTTCAACCATATTTAGCACATGGTGGAATTATTATGAAGGAAGAAGTTAAAATTGTAGAACCAGTAAAAGAGGTTCCTAAAGTTGAGGAAAAGGTTGAAGAAGTTAAAACTGAAAAACCAAGGCGAAGAACTACTCAAAGACAAAGTCTTTAAGTAACCGTAACGGCGAGCTGTCTCCTCTGATTAGCAGCTGATAATAATTAATTAAGGAGGAATAAATAAAATGGGAGATTTAAACGATCGACAATATGGTAGTCATGTTAAAAATTTAACCAGTGGTACAAACTCTGGTATAAACACAGTTTTTGGAGTAGTTGGTGCAGGTAAATATACTGCAGCAGATCCAACATTAACAGATGAACAATTCGGATTCTTTAGAGTTACTAGTTCTGGGGAGTTAATGACTTCAACTACTAATCTAGCTTATGAGACTGCAACAGATTCAAATAAAGTATTTGAGATTAATCCAATAAGTGAACATCATACTGAGGAAACTTTAGCAGATGTAACTAATGGTACAGCGGGAACGTATGATTATCACGTTGACATGGATGGATTTAGAACTTTTGCACTTCAATATAGTTTAAGTGGAACTTCAGGAATAACTGTATTAGCAAGTCTTCAAGATGATGGAACTGCAGTAGCTTCATGTTTGTTTACTGATGTGACTAATACCTGGTTTGGCAGTGGCAGTTTTGCAACAAGTTCTGGAACTAGTGGAATAATTCAAAGAGATGTTCCAACGTGTGTAAAGTATTTAAGGTTTGAAGTGGATGCAACTGATGGAAATAGTTTAGCAGATTGGGCATTGTATTTCAAGAAATTATATTAAATATTTTTTATTTTTTAATATTTATAATAAATAGAAAATGGCAATAACAACACCAAGTGACATTGTAGTAACTGATAGTACACATAATAGTGTTTCATTTAGTTGGACAGCTGCGGTTGATTCAACCAAAACTATGATTAGGTATAAGACTGGTGATTACCCATCAAGTGTAACTGATGGTGAATTAGGTTATCATGGTGAAGATACAACTGTAAAAATAACTCATTTAGATGCAAATCAAAGATATTATTTCAGTTTCTTTGGGAGTACAGATTCTCTTAGTGTTGGTGCAGTAACAGATACAACTACTACTGGGATGGTACCATTAGGTATTGCTGTTGATAACAAATTTCTTTATTTAACTGGAGCGACTGGGGGAGCAATAAGAAAATATAATCGTTCTGACTTATCATTAGATTCAACATTCGGTCCTTCTGGAGTAACTGGTGGAGCTAGAGTTTGTATCAAAGGTCGATATTTAGCTTTTGTTCTTGGTGATGATGGATATTTGTATGATATGAGTACAACCACATTGATTCTTAGTTTTACTGCAACTTCTGATCCTGGTGCTGATGATCTTAGATCAGTTCATGTTGATGATGAAGAAGAATATGTTTATTTTGGAAATAGTGATGGAACAATTTATTATTATGATATAGCTACATTAACTCAAAACACTTACAAACCTCACACTGATAATGTTAGAAGTATTGACACTAGTGGAGATAATTTAATTAGTGGATCTAATGATAATACTGTTGCATTGTATAGTAGGAATATCAGAACAAGTCCAACATTAATTAAAAATGATTTTGCTGGACCAACATCATCAGTTGAAGTAACAAGATTTTTGAGTGATTATATTGTTGCTGGGTCAGATACTAGCAGTGGGACAGTTTATTGGTATAACAATACCTCTCCATATGCTGCAGTTGATACACAAACAGGACCAACAGATGACATCACTAGTGTAACTTATGCGTTGGGTTATTGGTTAGTAACAAGTGATGATACTAAAGCTTACTTATATTCAGGTACACCGGGAGCATTAACATTAGAAGATACTTTTGATGAAGCTGGTAATGATTATGTTGAAGATGGGTGGATTGATGGGAATGGTAAATTATATTTCATAATGGGGCAAGGAAGTAGCACAGAAAAACTTTATACTTACACTTACTTAACTTTTACTAACGGGGCTACTTATTCAACAAAAACTGCATTACCAGATCAAAGGAATGTTACTTTAAGATATAAGTCTGAAAAAGTTATCATGAGGGAAGATTTTGATAATACTGGTTCATGGAAGAATAATGATATTACTGTTGTTGGTGCAGAAGAAATTGATAGTGGATTAAGAATAAATGATAATTCATATTGTTACTGGTCCACTAATAAAAAACTTAGTAATTTAAAAGAATTTACATTTATTTTTGAATTCACTCCAAATTTTGAAACTGATGAAGATGTACAACGAGTCTTATTTTATTCATCTGATTATACATTCGGTATGATTAAAAGAGCCAATTCTTTAGATAACAAGATCAGGTTAACTATGGGTGGAAACACAATCAGAGATATTACTGAAGCCACTTATAGTCCGGCTTGGAATGTTGGTGAAAAAAACACATTAATACTTTCTGCTATATCAGGTTCAACTAATGTTTGGTTGAATGGGACATTAATAGTTCCTGCTGATTTTTCAGCATGGGCAGATGTAGATATAGATACCCTGAATTTTGGTGCATTATCTGGTGGTAGTGTTTATTTTGATGGTGATATTAATCATGTATCATTTAGTCATGGACTTCTTACTACAGATGAAGTTTCAGACATTTCAAATGAAACAACCTTTTCAGAAACAGATGCAAGTAATTCTTTACTTTATTTACCAATGGATACTTATTATTTACATACAGATAGTAAATATTATACCCCAAATTCAGGAACTGGTGGAGATGTATTAATGGGAACAAATGGAGTAACAACCACAACTTTCCCCAAACTTACTAGTGGTGGTTTTGATTTTGATGGTGGTGACCAATTAACATTTGCAACATCTGGATTAGATAATCAATCTAAATTTACATTAGGTGGTTCATTTAAGACTGATGATATTTCATCAACCCGATATTTGTTTTATCAATTAGCTGATGCTAGTAATAGTATTATTATATATTGGTCAAGTAATGGTGTGATTTATTGTTATGTTAAGAATGGGGCAACTACTAATGCTAATTGTCGCACAACGGAAGTTATTCCAACAGGGGGATATCATTCAATATTTGTCGTTTATGATGGAACACAAGCAGTAGCAAACAATAGAGTAAAAATTTATATTGATGGAGTTTTAAAACCAGTAATTGTAGAAGGAACATTCCCTGAAACAACTCCAACATTATCTTCAGGTGATTTATTGATTGGGATTGATTATCAATATCTTATGAAATATTTCAATATATCTACCATAGCATGGACACCAGTTCAAATTAGAACTTGGCATAATAAACATACGAGATTATTAAAATGAGAATAAGAGACACATATGAAGACAATGTTGTATTTAGATTTGATCCACGTACTGGTAACGTTGATGATTTAGGACCTAGTGAAGTTGCTGTTGCAATTGGTAGTGTTCCTTATTTTATGAACAGTCCTAATGGGAAAACCATGTTTTATGATGGATCTAATGATTTTTTTACTTATGTTAATAATTTTAATTTAAGAACTAATGATGCTACTTTTACTGGTTGGTTCAAATGTGATAATCCAACAACTTCACAATACCTTTATGGGAAAACTCATACTGGAAAAAATGTTGATGGTAGATATTATTTCAGGATTGAAGCAGGTGCATTTATTGCTGGTATTGATGTTGGGTCAGTTGTTGAAACTACAGCAAATACTACTATTTTACCTGGTGTCTTGTATCATTATACTGTTACATTTGATAGGGATGGAAACTGTTCAGTTTACATTAATGGGTTACTTGATTGTACTCCTGGTGATATTAGTGCTGGTGATGGTGTTGATTATAATACTACTTATACATTCATTGTTGGTGGTGCAGGTCCAACTCCAACATTATATTATGGTGGACAACTTGGAGAAATAGTGATGTATAATGTTGCTTTATCTCCACAAGAGGTTAGTACAAATTATACTGAAAGTTTAAATGAAGCACATTTTGATAAAACTTACATTAATATTATCAAATCATCTGATGGACAAATAAAAGAATCTGTTGTTTATTTAGGTCAAGGGTGGAATGCAACAACAGCTAATGTTAGTTCTGGTTATATCAGCAATACTGGTTGTATAGCAAATACTGGTGCATGGTCAGTAAGAAAATCTGGTGATACTAAGAAAATTCATAGTACTACTAGTGGAATATTTTATGCACCTCAAAGAATCGCTTATGGTACTATCAGGTTTACAATTAATAAGAATGGTGCTGTTTTTCTATATTTCATTAATGATGTTATAAATGGAACTAATACAACAGGATATCATATTTATAGTCCTTCCGATGGTTCAATAAATTTCGCTGAAGATACAACAGGGACACCAGCATGGCTTTTTGGTACTGCTGCTGGTACAATTCCTTTATTTGAAGATTTCATATTAGAGATTGAAAGAAATGAAGCTGGTGAATTCAGTTTTTATGAAGTTGTTAATGAGATAAGAACATTAATTCCTGCAACGTCAGGATCAAATCCAGTAATTGATAATACTAATACTACTAGTAAATATATGGTATTTGATATTGATACTGGTGATTCAATTAAAGATATTGTAATTAAAGGATTATAGAATGGAACAATTATTAGAAATTCACGATAAAGTAATTAAGATGGAAACTAAACTAGATGTTATCTATAAAGAACTTATGGGTAATGGTAAACCAGGATTACTTACAGAATGGAAAATGCTTAAAGGCAGTATGGTAACTTGGAAATGGCTTGCAGGAGGAGGAGGGTTAATTGGTATTATTGCACTGATTGTTACCTTGATTTAATATGGCATATGCAACAAATGATGAATTTTCACAAAGAAGTGGACTTGGATTAAGACAAGTTGATGAAACAGTAGGAACAGGTTCAGGGACAGCTACTGCAGTACAAAGTTTTGATTTGGATAATAATAATGTTGTTGCTGGTACTTATACTTTAAGCCATGCAGTTAGTGGTAGTAATGTATTCACTGATTTAACTGAAACTGATGATTATGTTTTAGATAAAGAAAGTGGTAGAATTTATACTACTGGAACTGGTGCTGGTAAATTAGGAGAAGATACACTCTATGCTGTATATACTTACATTGATGCATTTAATGATACAACAGTTACTGCTTTGATTGATAATGCAACTGACCAGATTGATAAATTAACTGGTAGGAAATGGGATACTCCAACATCAACAAGTGAATATTATGATGGGAGAAGAAGTTCAACTTATCCAATGACTGACAGACCTTACATGGCAGATTGGGATCAACCTGATTTTATTGTATTGAAGAAATGGCCAGTAACTAAAATTGATAATGTATTCTTTTTATCACAACCACAATCTATCAATAAGTTTTTCAATTATGATTTAGGAACAACCACCTACACTGATAAAACGGATGAAGTTAACAGTAGTACTGAAACTCCATTTACTCTATTTAATGCTGCTCCTGCAACAAATGATATTATTTATATTGGTTCAGCAGTTGCATTTTTAGGATTGGATGTTAACTTAAGTACAGTTGGTGTTGGTGCTTCCACTATTGATTGGGAATATTATAATGGGACAGCATGGGCAGATATTACTGAAACTGAAATTGATACTGGGTCAAGTACCTTCCTTGCAAGTGGAAAATTCACATGGGATTACCCGTATGGTTGGACACAAAATTCAGTCAATGGAACTACTCTTTATTGGATTAGGGGAACATTAACTGATAACTATTCAACAGATCCAGTATGTGCAACTATGAATATTCAGGATGGAGTAAGTAGCATTTTAGAACCTAGAAATTTACTTTATCGAGATAATGGGATATTGAATTTTAGTAATGGAGTTAAAATACCAGACGGGCAACTTAATGTCAGAGTTGATTATTCTTATGGATTAGCAACAACACCAGGGTACATTAAAGAATTGGCAATATTAATAGCTTCCGTTCAAGCATATGTAGATTTATCAGGTGGATCATATGATGACATCACTTCATTTAGTCTTGGAAGTAAGAGTTACACTGTTGGAGAAGTTTACGTTAACATTAGAGAAGTATTAACTCAATTTAAGAGAAGAATAGAGGAGATATTAAACATGATTGGAAAAAGAGGAGATATTTCAGTAATATAGGAAGTTTTATAAAGAAGCTTACATTAACTTAATGTATGAAACCACCAAATAAAAAATGTTTAGAATGTGGGAAACCATTTTACCGACCACCTTGTTTAGCAAGGATAAAATATTGTTGTGATCTTTGTTATAGAAAAAGTAGAAAAGGGAAAAAATATGAAGATTTGGTTGGTATTGAAAAAGCAAAACAGTGGAAAGATAAAGTTAGTGTAGGAACAAAAAATAATTTACCATCAACAGCAATTAAAAAAGGGCAAAGATTAAGTCCTATAACAGAGTTTAAAAAAGGAGAAAATATTGGTGAAGAACATCATTCCTGGAAAGGTGATGATGTTGGATATGGTGGGTTACATTCATGGGTTAGGAGACATAAACCAATTCCAAAAACTTGTCCTATTTGTAATGAAGAAAAAAATAAACATGCCCATAATATAAGTGGTTTATACAAAAGGGATATAACAGATTGGGTGTATATGTGTCATCATTGTCATATGACTTTACATAGAAAAATAAGAGAAAAGGAAAAAATAAAGAAATGTTATTGGTGTAAAAAGGAATTTATAACTTATAAAAACAATCAAAAATTTTGTTCAATCAGTTGTGGTTTAATGAATAGACATAAAAAAATAAAATGGTCAAAACAAAAGTAAGTAAAGATGCTAAATTCAGTAGAAGAATAACAAAAGAGGCTATTAAAAACATCCTTGGTAGAACTTTAACTATAACTCGAGTAACTGAAACTCTTGATGATTTCGGACAATTATCAGCTAGAAGTACTGCGAGTGAAACTTTCATTGGTGACATACAATTTGGATTAGATTTAGATCATCGATTCATAACTACTGGAATGGTTGAAGTGGGTGATGCTATTCTTTACATTGAACCAAATGCATTAAGTACATTACCTGTTCCTGAAGATATTATTGAAGATACTTCTACCAATTCTAAATGGGAAATTAATTCAGCTGTTGAATCTCCTGAACTGGGTGGTTTTGTAACTCACTATTCTTATCGTTGTAAGAGATTGATTGAAAGTGATGATACAGGAAAATGATCATCAACCATAATGGACAGAAGTATGAAATTACAAATTGGAAAGAGTTTTCTTCTAAGTTACTTTACGCAATAGGTTTTCAAGCTGAGAATGAAATCAGGAAACAAATTGATAACATGCGGTTAGTTGATACTGGTGAATTGCGAGGAAGTTTAACTGTTGATGTTGAAGGTAACAATTTAGTTATTGGGAATACTGCAAAACATGCTCCTTACTTAGAGTATGGTTCATTTGCTTACTTTGACCAATATGGTAAAGATTCTTTCCCTTCAACTCCTGATCCTAAGAAGAAGAATATTAGTAGGAAGGCAGCAAGTAAATTACCAAAGGGTGTTCAACCATTCGGATTTTTTCGTAAAGTATTATGGAATCAAAATAAGATGGCTCAGATTATTAATAAGGCAGTTAAATCAGCTTCTAAATAATATTATTTAAATACCTTAATTCATTTATAATATTGAAATAGATTGATATTTCAAAAATTACCGAGTGAGGTGACTAATGACAAAAGCTAAAATAGAACCAGATCGTGTACTTACAAATTTTCTTAGATCTAATATTACCGATGTCAATTCATCTCGTTCAAATGCATTTATATTTCCAGACTTTCCAAGAATTGATAACATAGGTGATTCTGATTTTCCAAGAGTAGGTATTACTATCATTGATGAATCTGGTGATTACCTAGGTATGTATGATGATGATAGTTGGGAAACAATTAATTTTCAAATTGATATTGTTGCGAAGAAAGGATTAACTTATGATGTGACTACTACTGATGAAGCAATGGGGACAATGGCTTCAACAATTAATACTTCAAGATTAACATTTACTGACGTGCCAAGTACTGTAACTAATATTAAACATGCTGGGTCTGGTTATTCAACTGTAGCTAAAGTATCAACAATTTCTGATTTTGGTACTCCTGCAACATTAGGTTCAGGGACAGTTCAATGGGCATTTTCAACTGGTGATCTTAATTTTGATTCAACTGATGTAGCTAGTGATGATACAGAAGCAATCACATCAACTTCAGTTACAACATTAGAAGGGAAGAAATTATGTCAATATCTTGCTCGTAAGATAGTTAAGGCGATTAAGAATAATTGGCGAAGTGATACAACTATTAATGGGTTACTTTATCCATTGAAAATTTCTAACACTCCAATTCCTTTTGATGAAGATTTAGGGATATTCAGACAAACTGTTGAATATCAATTTAGAGCTTATAATGCAGGTGAAGGAATATGAAGAAGTATGTTAAAGTAAAAGGTAAATCTTGGTCTGCGGAACAAGATATAGAAATTAATAATGTTTTAATTAAATATTTAGTGAGGGACATATAATGACACGAGAATATCGAGACGGAAAAGATACTTACATGATTTATGGTGTAGAATCAACTTATGGAACTGGTACTCCAGTTGCAATAAATACGGTTAGTAAATTACAAAATGTGAGTTATACATTCAAAAATAATATTATAGTTTCACAAGGTGTTGGTGAAGGAGCAAATGCAACGTCTGTTCGTAATGGAAACTTTGATGTTAGCGGAAGTATCACAGTTAAACCAACTGAATTTCATTTCTTAACATTCATTTCAGGTTCAGTTGATGGGGCAGGAACTTCAGCAGATCCATACAAATTAGTTTCAGGTGATAACATTGGTTACTCAGGAACATTCATCAGAACTGCAACATTTGAATTAGGTTCAAAATCATTAAGCAATAATAAGGTTTATACTTTAGGTGGAGCTTCATTTAATGGTTGGAATTTATCAGGTGAACAGGGTGCAGAACTTCAATTAAGTTCAGACTTTACTGCAAGAGATGTAAAGGTAGGAACAACCTTAACTGGATATACACCAGATGGAAGAAGTACATTTACTTTTACAAGTGGTTCTGTAAGTTGGAATAGTGAAGAATTTAGTTGTACTCAGTTTAGTGTAGGTAATACTTATCCTTCAAATTATCCAAGGGAAGTATTTGATAGATTTGTTAAACAACCAACTAAAGGAGTTCGAAGATACAACTGGACATTAACTGCAAACAAACATTATGATAATGGTGCAGGAATAATTTCAAGTGATGAAATGATGAACGAGTTCTTAGGAACAACCGACCACGCATTAACAAGTGGAACTACTAATGGACGAGATTTAATCATAACTATCAAAGATGGAAATGGCACTGGTAAAACTGCAATAGTTCAATTACAAGATAGTTACATTAACGATTGGGCAGAAAGTCCAAGTTTAGAAGGAGGAGTGGTTTCCATTACAATAAATGGGAATAGTCTTGCTGGAAAGGAAGAAGATGGGGATAATGTTCCATTGAAATGGTATGATGAATAGGTGATAAGATGGAAAAATCAGTAAAAATTAAATGGGAAGGTCAAGAGGTTGAGGTTGTTCAGAAGACCTTACTTTGGAAAGAGATTAAGAAAGCAAGAGAAGAATGTATTGTTTTGAAAGAGTATAAGGGAAATATTCAACAATTTCGTAGTATTGATTTAATGGATGATTTGAAGATATTAGCTTCTATTACAAAAGCACCATTTGAAGTTACTATGGATAACTTGGATAAATTGACTGAAGAAGACCGATATATTTTAGCTAGTAATTTAATCATATTGGAGACTGAAAAAGATGTTAGCCCTAGTAAATCCAATTAAAGAAGCTGAGGATAATATCAAAACAGAACAAATATTAAAAAATACTTTTGGATTTAATAACGACGAAATTCAAAACATGCCAACAAATATAATGCATTATTTATTTTTAGTATTGGCGAAGCGAAAACGAAAAAAGAAGTTTGAAGAAATGAAAAGGCAAAACAAATAATGGCTACACCAACTATAAAAGCAAAACTTGAATTAGTTACTGGAAATGGCAAAGGGAGTAGTGGAAGCCCTTTTTCAAATTCTGAACAACGTTCATTTCGTTTAGAACAGTTAAAAAGTATGAGGGCGACAAGTCTTACTGCTAAATTTCTAAAGGGTAAGTTTGGGGATGTAATTGTTGATGTTGTGACTACGGCAGTGGGGGCAGCTGTTGGAGTAGGAGCAGTTGGGGCAGCAGGGGCAGCAGGGGCAGGGGCAGCAGGGGCAGGGGCAGCAGGGGCAGCGGGTGCGGCAGGAGCTGCCGGTGGTGCTTCTGCAGGAATGGGATTAATGGGTTTTTTAAGATTTTTAGGTATTGGAGGATTATTAGCAGGGGTAGCAGTAATACCGGGGGATGAAGGTCCAGGGTATAAGAGACCTCCAGAAATAAGAAGAGAACGAGCAATGAAAGAATTAAAAGAAAAAGGATTAGATGCTGCTGATGGATTAGTTGAATTGGATGATGGAACTATTGAATTAAGAGATTCATTCGGCAATCTTATTGATACGTTTGGTGAAGATACAACTTTAATGAATTTATTTGGAGATGGAGTAGCTATAGCAACTAATGCAATAAAATCAATCCCTAATGCAATAATAGATATAATGAATTTTGTAACTGGAGGTAATGTGGGAGGAATTACTCCAACTCTTCATACTCCAAGTGAATTTGTAGCTACAACAACAACTGGACAAATGAGTACAGCATTTCCTGATGCTGTTCACGCAGCAAACAGTCAAAGCTCAGCTGGTGGTTTTTCCCAAATCAATCCATTGGCAGGAACTGTATTTGACCCAACGATGCCTGTGATGCCAGAAAGTAGCATAACTTGGGCCAACGTAACTGGGAGAAGTTTCATATAAAATGGTAAAACCACAACTACTAGGACAAGGATTTACATCTGGTTCATTATTTAATTCAGATGCAAATTTAATTAATTCAGAATCGCTTAATATAGATGCACAATTATTCCATTTTGGAATACCATTATCTAGTATAACTGAAAATATAGGTTTACGAGCAATATTTAAAGTTATACAAATTGCTGGACAATTTAGAGGTACAGCATCTGAAATGAAAACGTTTGTTGAAAACATAGAAGATCAGATGGAAGCACCTCAGTCTGAAATTAATTACACTAGTGGTATTAATAAAAAGTATACAGTAAAAATAAACAATTTTACACATAATACTTCTCCAAATACTAATATTATTGGGTGGACATTACAATTTTACGATGAAACGATTACTTCAGGATAATGACATTTCAAACCAAAGTAACAGTAGATGGGACAGATATTACAAGTTATGTAATAAATTATCAAGTAGTAGACACTGTAGCTGATATAACTCCTGCTAATATCATTTTCACTAATAGTATTATTAATATCATTAAGTTACAAGAAGATCAAGAAATAATTATTACAAGGGGAACAAATACCCCAACAGATTATATTATATTTAAAGGAAACATCAGTAAAATAACTAAGGCACAGGGATATAATATCAGAGTTACTGCACTTGATAAATTGTGGTTACTATCAAGACAAACAATAACAATTTCTTATGATCAGAATATTGATACTGAAGCTGGTGTTGTTAGTGCGATTGCTTCTGATTTAATTATCCGAGGGGGATTAACTCCTAATGTTGAAGATAGTGGATCAGCGACAAAGATTGATAAATATATTATTCGTTCTGACAATATTCTTGATCACTTACAAGAATTAGCTGACTTAATTGATTATTGGATTTATTATGATCCAGAAACAGATACTGTGCAATTTCGTTCTCGTGGATTTGAAACCTTTGAGACTACTTTACAAGTGGGGGTAAATCTTATTTCAGTACCTCAATGGAGTTATGATTATACTAAAATCTCAAATGATATTACACTTACTGGAGATTTACAGGAAATAGAAACTGATGAGGTTTATGCAAATGGAGTAGATACATTAACATTATCAAACAAACCTGAATCAGTAAAAGTATTTGGAGATAATATATTATTAACAGGAGGTGTTACTGACCAAGATTCAGAATTTGATTATTCAGTAGATAAAGAGAATAAAATAATTAATTTTGCATCAACAACAAGTTCTTCAGGGACAGTTTCGTATTCTTTCTTGCGACCAATCAAAGTTAGGAAAAAGAACCCAGAAAGTATTTCTACTTATGGGGTCCATGCTATTCACAAAGCCATTGATACAATTCAAACAACAGTTGATGCAGAATCAAAAATTGATGAAATTCTTACTAAATTTCCAAATCCAACTGTGACTGCACAAGCAGTTAGTATTTACAACATTTATGGTGGCAAGGCAGGACAACAAGTAAAAATTATAGATACCGTAAATGATGAAAATAGAATTGTTAATATTAGAAGATATGTTTACAATTATCCAGAAATAATTGACAAGATTGATGTTGATGATGAACCAATATATGATGATTATATTTTAATAAATGCTTTTAGGAAAAGGATTGAAAGATTGGAAAGAAGGAATGAAACACAAGGTGATTTAATTACTCAAATATTATCTTTTTATAGAAATTACAAACCTCGTAGAAGATTTGCTAAATTATTAAAAGCAGTATTATCCTCAGCTGGATGGGTATGGGGAGATTTACCAGGTGGATATAGAAGTTATACTCAAATTACTGCTGATGGTGGTGTCTGGGGTGGAGATGGAACTCAATTTGATACTGCAACGACACAGAAGTTAATTCAAGGTGACATGACTTATTATGAAGATTTGAGAGATGATGAATTTTTTGATTCAGGTAGTACAGATGCAGTGGCAACTACAAGTGGAACTTCACCATCAACTACTAACATTTCATTTTCAACAGGTTCAGTATTTCAAACAAGTGCAATTGATATTGGAACTGAGATTAATCAATGGAAAGTTGTATTAGGAACAACATCTGGAACATTTAACATTGATGCAAGTAATGATGGGAAAACAAATTGGGAAAGATTAACTAATAATACTTTAACAAGCGTAAGTGATAGTGGCACATCAACTTATTTAAGAATTACAGAATCTGGAACTTCAAGTGGTACAATTCAAAATACTGTCAATTCATATGGGGAAGTAACTTCTCCAGCAATAACAATGACATTAATAGAGGGGTGATTAAAATATCAACTGTAGGATCAATAATAACAAATCAAGGGAAACAAATAATCATTAATAGAGCATACAAGGCAACACCTGACTATACTATACCAACTCAATTTAAAGTGGGGATAGATTCAGATGCTCCAAACATTGCAGATACTGATTTGGATAATACCATTCCAATAAGTAATGGGACAGTTCTTGATGATGGTGATGTTAATATGTCAGCTTCAAATAGTGGTACAGTTTCAACAAGTAACACCACCACTTATAAAGAAGGGGCTGGTACAAATGATGCTACTTCCCAAAATCTTATTGCTTCAGGAACATCAAGTGGAACTGCAAGTTGGTTCTTGACAACATTATCTAACAATGCCTCTGGAACCAAAGAAACAGCTTGTTGGATTTATATTAAAGATGCTACTACTTATGCAAAATTATCAACTGGAACTGCAGTTGAGATTAGGTTAGGTAGTGGAACTGCAACTGATTATTATTATTGGCAAAGAACTAAATCTCAACTTAAAGTTGGGTGGAATTGGTTAAGTTCAGGTACTCAATTAAATTCATCAGGTTCAGTTGGAACTGTTGGGTCACCAATTAATGATTTTACTATTGAGATAACTAAAGCTAATGCCACTGATACTTTGGCAAGTGGGGAGGTAATTTATGATTTACTTCGTCAATGGGGAGAGGATGATACATTAAAAAATTGGGTATCAGGTACATATCCCTTCATTAATGAATCAACTTTCATTGCTGAGATGCGAGGAGAATTAATCACAACAGAAGCTAATGGATTTGATTTAGATTCAATTGGTGATTTTAATACTGATACTGCTCGGAAGATGAGCGGTGAAGATGTGTATACATCTGAATCGAAAAGTTCAACTGATAAATTCACATTTGTGATACAAGATCGACTTAACTAGGAGGAATAAAATATGACAGTTATATTTGCTTTAAAGAAACCAATTAATGGAGAAAGTCCAGATGTGGATGAATTGATTACTAATCATTCATTTATTTTGGGAAATATGTTAGCATATGCTATTGATGGAGCTACAACAACAAATCAAGGTAATTTTAAGTATGATGCTCTTGCGAATACAACGGGGATAGATACAGGTAACACTACTGCTTATTTTTCAAGTCCGATAGGAGGATACTTATTTTGTGAATCATTTGATGATTTTGGTGATGCTTCTATTGATGCTACCAAATGGAATACTACGGGAACACCAACTGAAACTGGTGGTTATTTAAATCTTGGTAGTTCTGGAGATATTGTAATTAGTAGTGGGGCATCAGGATTTGATGCAAAAACATTTAGTGGTAATTCAGAAATTATAATTGATGTTAATCCTACAAATGGGGATTCAGGAGCAGATTGGTCAGTCACAATCTCAAATGGTACAACTCACATAAATATTGCTGATGGTAATGGAACTGCTACTGCTCATTTATACAGAGTTGTAATTAATCAAGCTGGGGAAACAATGGATGTTTATACTGATGATACATTAACAGACAATGATGTTGATATCAGTTCAGTTACAACAAATTGGTATATAAGATTTTATCGAACTGGAGGTACTGGTGTATTAAAAATTTTACAAGTAAGTTATGCTGAAACGGATACAACTGGAACTCAAGATGTTGTCACTGATACAGAAACAGCAAGTTCAAATTCAGAAGCTGGTATCATTATGGGCAATATGTCTGCTGGTTCAATAGGGTCAAGTGAAATTGTATATAGTTCTGACAATGGTTCTAATTATGCCACTGGTGATCAAAAAACTTTAATTAAGGCAACTGTAGCAGGGACAGGTGTTAAATTTAGATTTAGAATTGCTTTTGAAACAACAATAAGTGCTTCTGCAATGAATATTCCAACACTTACAAGTTATGCATACTATTACGGATGATAAAAACAATACAAGAATGGATCAGAAGGATAACTGATTATCCACAAATTGTAGATACTTGTGCAGATTTACTTCAAGGTAACAAGGCACATTTGGATCAAATTGAATTACTTAAAAGTCAAATAAAACAGTTGGAGATGAAGAAACATGAAGAGGTTAATAATGCAGACTATTGGAATGAAAAGTGGCAAAAAAACACCATCAAATATTCAGCTCCGAAAAGGAAAAAAGTCACAGAGTATTTGGCTTATAGACCTATTGAAGGGATTACTATCACAGCTAATTTACTTATTGCTCTTCATAATTTGCACAATGTATCTGTGGATAAGATTCCACTAGTGGTGATGAAATGGGTTGAGAAGGAGTTTAAAGCTGGTGTGTTCAAGTATAAGTTAGATAAAGGAGAAATATGGGAGAAGCCAGAAGATGTCCTTAGAACTAAAGTAAACGATTGTGACGGTTATGGTATTGTTGAGTATTATCTGATCAGAGAAATATTTAAAATGTTGAAAGTGTGGGAGTTTGTTAAACATCGGTTGAAGTGTGTTGACGGTCACGTTTACAATGTTGGAACTATCAATGTTTATGCTGGTCGGCATTTCTATTTAATGTGGTTACATTCTGATGGGGAATTTTACACAGTTGAATCAACTTTCTATCGACCAAGAGCTATTTTAAATTTCGGAAATAAATCACAAAAATTGAATTTACAATATGGAACAATTAACTATACTTTTAATGAACAATTTAGTTGGGCACAAAAGTCAGTTTCAATAAGTAAAGGGGATTATAATGTTTAGGATTTATCGGAACAGATTAAATGTTTGGTTAAAAAGTTACATTACTAAAAAAATTAAGAAACTTGCTGAATGTCATGATAAATATTTGGTTTACGATTTACACAAGCAAAAATATATTGGGAGGAAGAAAAAATGAAATGGAGTTTAGATGGATGGGATGTAAAGAGTTTTTTTAAAGGTAGAAAGAAGTTATTAATTGCAGTTATTGGTGGTCTTGCTGGTTGGATTGCAACTGCTGACCCAACATATACATTGATGGCAAGTGCTGGTGCTGACTTTTTGTATGCAGTTATTGAATATTTTGTAAAGAACAATTAATTAATCATTGAGGTGATTAGAATGGTAGACTTAGTTAAAGTTGTAGGTCAACTATATTACCGAATAGATAATCCGTTGACTGGTAAACCTATAGTACGCTCTTGTTTAGTTGGTGATGATTTTAAGTTGTATGGTTACTCCCATGCAATGCATACTGTTCATCCTTTTTCTAGTAACATTAATCCAACTAAAAGACTAGCATATGATGATAAGAGAATTGAAAAGTTGCTCCATGATGGATTGATTGAATTTGAAGATGGAACATTGAAACGTGAACAAACGAGGTGGCCATAATGGATTTAGGAAAAATAACAAAAGAATTGAATGAAGCTTCACAAAGAACTCGAAGTTGTTGTGAACCTGATGGGAGGATATATCATTTTCGATTTGAAGGGAGAGATTATTGTATGAATAATGCTTATTGTCCATTACAAGAACGAGGTGATCCGCAAAGAATACCTTTCTGCACTCATGTTGAATATCATATGGAATTGGCAGAATGACTTACCTGGAACAAATGTTAGCCGATGGTATGGATAATTTAGTTTATCACATTCCAGTTCAAGAATTAATTAAGATGGGTGAGGAGAGACATTTTTCAATTATTGATTATAATAATAATTTAGTATATATTTTTCCAGATAAATCCCCTTACTCCATTAATTAGCATGGAAATCTCACCGGCAGTTAAGAAGTATCGAATTAAGTTAACTTGTGATTATTGTAAATGCAAATCTCATTTCTTTAAATTTGATGGATGCACTGCGATGTTCTGTCATTGGTGTAGGCAAAGGATAACTTAACTCCTCAAGACAGTAAGAAGAGATGATAACAAAAGTGGTCGAAACTGATGTTAAAAAATCTTGCTTTCGTTGTCCGGAGTTAAGCTAGTGTGATTTATTAGTATTGTGCGGATTATACTGGCATAACACGGCATCCAGTAGATAACCAATTTAATACAGTTTGTTGGTTCCAAGTCCTGTCTCGTCCTTGCAAGTTGAGTATAATTTATTAGGAAAGCGAAGTTATTAATTCTGCGAGTAATTGTTCATTAATACTATCTAAAGTCTCCTTATCTTCATAGTTTTCAAACTCAATGTACTTAATCCCTAATTGGTAATATGGCATAAAAACATAATCTTTTGTGTGAACATTAAACATCTCATAATATTTAAATACAAATCGTACGGAACAGGTGCCTTTTTTATTCATTAAATTAATGATGTCTGTACTGTAATGGCCGCCAATTAGTTCTTTTTTATTTTTCTCCATTTTTACCTCTCATTTGTTTATCTTTCCGTATTAGTTATGCGAAGTTTCTAAAATCAAATCTAATATTAATTCCCTTCTCATTAATTTAGCCATTTTTACCTTTAATTGTAGTAATTCAAAATCAATTTCATTTTTATTTGATTCTTTGTATTTTCTAAATGCGGAATTTGAATAACATTCCAAAGCAAATTCTTTTAATTTATTTATAATTTTATTTTCCTCTCATTTGTATTTTAATAAACATTTATTACAAATACTTATTTTGTAATCATACTCAAATTCAGTTCCACAATCATTACATTTACATTTCATTGTTTATTTTTACGAAGGGAATCTTGCGAGATTGGGTATATCTTTTACACACCATTTTTGGTAGCAACCGATAAACATCTTTCGCATTCTCTTCATAATTTAGTTCTAGTACGAAGTTAACCCTTTTTGAGTTAATCTTTCTTCAGCAATTTTTATGTAATCTGTATTCAATTCAAACCCAATAAAATTTCTGCTTAGTTGATGACAGGCAACAGCAGTAGTTCCACTTCCCATAAAGCAATCTAAAACTAAGTCACCCTCATTACTTGAAGCTTTGATGATTGTTCTTATCATTTCGATAGGTTTAACTGTTGGGTGATTGTATTTAGTCATTTCTAATTTATTGTTGTAATACCAAACATTAGGCATTATTTGTTTGTCATAACTAAATTTTCTTTTGTCTCTTGGATTCCTCTTAATCCTTATTGATTCATGGTTAAATGTATAAATTAGAGACTTAAAATCTCTATAATCTTTATTTAATTCAAGAATTTTCTTTAATTTATCATAATGATTTTTAGAAGGAATCATAACATCTTTTTTGTTTCCCATATAACATGAAGCACAACCTCCTCCTGTCGATGCCCACCCTAAATTTTTATTTATATCAGATAATGATAAATTTTTGTTTTTCCTTGCTTCATTTAGGTATTCCCAAATAGGATTATTAATTTGACTTTTTGGTTTTGTGAAAAATAATAAATGTTCTGTAACATTAGCATAACTTCTTATTGCATTTTGTTCTTTTGAACCTTTGTCCCAGATTATCCATGATGTTAATTTAACTTCTTTTTTGTTTAACATAACTTTTATATCAGCGATAAATCTAAAATCACCAAATACATAAATTCCTGATGTCCTTTTTGTTACTCTTATTATTTCATCAAAAACAGACTCCATCCAAATTAAATATTTTTTATCATCAAATTTGTCCCATTCATCTATTGATATGTTATATGGTGGGTCTATCACTACCAAATCAACTGAATTATCTTCTAATTGCTTCATTCCTTCAAGACAGTCCATGTTATGTATTTTGTTTATTTCTAACATTTTTCACCACATCTAGGACATTCAGTAAAATCTTCTTGTTCATTGTGTCCACAATTATGAGGACACCAATATTTTATTTCTTTTCTTGCCATTATTTTTCTTCATCTCCTACTTCAATTGTGCATATTCTTCTAATTTCCTAATTTTTTTGTTTTGGTATAACATTACAATTGCAAGTAATAGTATAGATGTACCCATTAAAGCCAAACGTATATCTATTTCATTTATCATTCGTTCTCCCCACATATTATAAACTTCTTTACAACAGCATTAAGTTCCTTTAGACAATTTGGACATAATGCATGGCCCTTCACCATTTTCCACTTATTTGGTAACTTAAAATATCCTGACCAACTATTGTTAACTGGATATGACTTATCTAACTCTGCAGCATCATGACATCGTTCACATTGTACTATTTCCATCTTCTTAGTCCCCACAATTTACGAGTTTTAAAGCAAAGTTCCTTGTTCTTTTGCTTTATCTCTACATTTCTTTCCACAATCATTACATTTACATTTCATTGTTTATTTTTACGAAGGGAATCTTGCGAGATTGGATATATCTTTTACACACCATTTTTGGTAGCAACCGATAAACATCTTTCGCATTCTCTTCATAATTTAGTTCTTTACTGTTGTTTATTTTTACGCAGTTACTCTTCTTCTTTCAGTGCTTCATCTATTACTTCATCAGTTACAGGGAATTTTCCTTGAACTTTTCCACAATCCATACAAAGATTAAATTCCATTGCATCTCCATAGTTCCCATACAAATTTAATCCTTCTCTCATGTATCCACTATAATCTTTTCCCTTAAAAGATAAGCTATGCGTGTCTCTGCCTTGACAATAACATTTAAGGATTCTTTCTGAATTACATTTATCACATTTCATTTTCTTTTAACCTCTCATTATTTTTATGAAAGGAATATTGCGAGAGTTTGTTAGGTGCTGACCTTTGTGTCAACATTAATAAACTCGTCAGTTTAAACAATCCATTGACCCTTTCGCATTCTCTTCATAATTTACTTCAAATACACATTTGTCTTAATAGTTTTACAATTTTACTCTTATTATTTAGGATAAAATATTTTCTCCTTCCTTGAACTTTTCTTTTAGATTGTTCTATCAATCCTTCAATAAAAAGATTTTTCAATATTTTAGTTGTTGTGTTTCTACTAGCATTAGTTTCTCTTGCAATATCACTTATTGTCACATGATATTCATCAAAATCAAGTAAAAATTCCATGATTCTAATTTGAGGCCCTGAACCAAATATTTTTTGTAATTTCATCATATTTCTACAATTCATTTCCACACCTCTAGTATTCTTTCTCTCATCATTGTACTTCGCACCCCTTACCATCACACTTTTGACATATTTGCCAAACTCTCTTTCCATCTTCATCTATCCAGTTCTTGCCTTCACCTTTACAAATTAAACATTTCTCTTCAAACAAACCCTCTGCTTGTTGATCATCAATAAATTCTGATTCACATAAACTACAACTCCAACGATTATCCATGATGTGAAGTAACACTCCAACTTTACATTCTTTGCAAACTGTTCTTCCCCTTTTTATTAATCTAAACATCTTATTCCTCCTTCGCCTTACTGACCAATTCAGTATAAGCGACCTTACAGATAAGAAAAACAACTAACAAAAAGGTTATAATCCCTAATACTAGAAAAATTTCTTTCTTAATCGCTACTTCAGAAAGAATAGCACAAACAACAGTAACTAGAGTTAGTACCATAATTAAAACTCCATATCTTTCTATTTCTTGTTTCATTTTTTAGTCACCTTTTCAGTCTTAACTGAATGGTATTTACCCGTTACGATAAAATATGATACCATAACACAAAAAAAGAATATTAATGCTTTAATCATCC